AAATGAACTACATCACCTTCTCCTAATATTCTCTCTCTTTTCTCTGCCTTTTCTAAATCAAAGAATTCTATTTTAAGGTTTCCTTTCGTTACACACCACGTTTCCTCTTTTAAAATATGGTAGTGCATAGAAAAAGAAGACCCCTCGTTAAAACGAAGGATCTTCCCACAATACTTTTCGTTATTGGTTATCCAAAGCTCATCTCCCCATTTTTTGGGGTGAGCTTCTAGTCTAGAAAAAACGGGACTAATACTCATTCAAGAGTATTATATGCCGTCAAAAGGATTAGTCAAGAGTAAATTACTCTTCTCCCTTATCTTTACTCTTGCCAATATTGAGCGCAGCCCAATCAACAAGGGAGTAAATCTTGGCCCAGAAACTCCCTTTTTTGGGAGTAGGAGTTGCAGCAGTAATAGCAGAGGCAAGAGCAACAGCAGAAGCAACTACTCCCCACCAAGGGTTGTCTTGAATTAATTGAATGATTATGTCCATAATATGTTATATCCTTTCAGTATAGATTACACTATCGTAATTTAAATGGAAATAGATTTTGGAGCGATTTCTTCAAGCTCCTCACATAACTGATCTATCTCAGAAGGTTGCATTTTTCTAGCGTTAGACCTCAATTGAGAAACTTGTTTAGAAAAACGGCAAAAATCTTCTGACTGATCTATGTTTTTCTTTTGTTTGGTATCATATATAAAGGTATCAAAAACCTCATATCTCATTGGATCAATGCACTTTTCAATAGGGTCAAAAGTGGTCTGACCAACAGCGTAGTCAAAAATGTCGTATTTACTGATCTTGATTTTAACCTTTTGCACGACTACATTATAGTCGTATATCATAGCAAATCTAGTAAATTTTAAAGAATTCTTATTCTGCTTCTAATCTTAGATACATGACGATTCTTTTCTAAAACAGATCCGCCTTCTCTGCTACCAGCACCGTTCGTATTTCCCTCTATAGTAGTTACATAACCACTAGAATCAATGTCTTTAACCGCTATACCAATGTGAGAGAAGGTAAATACAACTATATCGCCAGCTTTTATATCCTCATTTGTAGGTTTTCTTAACTCAACACCATTGCCAGCTTGCTTTTTAGCCCAGTTTTCAAAGTCCCAAGCTCCAGCGGTCTGAGGTCTTTTAAATGCTACAGTCTCTCCATCTATAGATTCTCTCACTAACCAACAAATAAAAGCAGCACACCAAGGCCAGCCCTTGTCTGGATCTAACCAAGTAGCAGCTTTATATTCATCTACTCTGGGACCACAGTTGCTTCCATCAACTTCTGATACTCCTATTTCTGCACGGGCTAACTGGACCATCTTCTCAGCTATGCTACCAGTAGCATCAGCTGTTTCTTTTGTAGATAGTTTAGCCAGTATAGCATTCCAAGTTACAGGACCATCAGCACCGTCAGCAGAAACACCAATGAGTTTTTGCACGGCTTTAACTACTTCTTTTTTACCTTTAAAATTCATTTAAATACAGCGCCTTTTGTTAGATGTGCATATTGACATTACAATTGATAAAAGAATAGCAAGAATCATAAAGTCCCTATACTGATTTATTTGACCATACAGTTTCTCTGATTGCTTCTCATTATAATACATTTTTGTATCCATAATATTATTTATAGCATCAATTGTAGGATCTGTCATTTGATACATTAATGGAACAGAGGCTTTTATTTTATCTACTTGATTCGTGCTTGCCCACTTTATAAGTTGATCCACGTATATACTAATTTTTTCTTCTTGAGTGAAAACAAAGTCTGCATATTCAGCTTCATCCTCTGTAATACTATCTTTGTAGCCCTCTAGGTATTCATCTTTGTTTTTAGACTCTTCTTGAAGGACATCAATCATTTCACTGGGAGATATAACTCCATGTGATGTTTTAATAACAGAATTGACTATTATTACGCCATACCAGTCAAAGCACATCCCTATTTCCATTATCGAAGCTTCTGCTTGCCTAGCATTTTCCTCTAAAGTAGATTCTATCTTTTCGGTAAGAGTTAAACCTCTCCATCCAAAAGTTAAGCATATAATAGCCAAACAATAAACTATAAATTTAGGTCTCATTTTTTCAAAAATCGCTCGGGGTTTTTAGCAAATCGCTCTCCTAATCTGACGATTCCACTTATAACCTCTGGACTAACTACACCAATAATACCATATGTAATGGCTTTAGTTAAGGAAGACACATCTGTTTGTTCTAATACAAACCAAGCTATACCAGCAGCTATTGCAGCTGTAAGTATTCTTTTTAATTGTTGTTTTATTGATAGTTCGTTTTGTCCTGAAAGAAGTCTAGCAAACATCGCGGCAGCCCCAACAAGAGGGACTAGCCATCCTCCATTCAAGAATTCCTTCAGCAAAGACTTTTCAGGTTCCATGTATATTTACTTTACACGAAAATAAAAAAAAGAACCCCCTTTTTACGGGGGGTTCTTAATATGTTTGGTATGTATAGTTGATAAAGTTACGAAACTTTACCAAAATTTTTCTCTGCAACGCGAACTCCAGCAATATTGTTTTTTGCAAACTTGCGGTTCACACCAGCGTTACGGTCATAAACATTAACGTAATTACTTGTTTCTGACTTAAGTTGAGCATTAAGAACTTCTCCATTAGATGTATAAAGTCCAAAAAACCGACCTTTTGTATTGCGGATCGCACTAATGACCCTAGTATTTACTTTTTTCATAAAGTTACTTAGAACTTGTAAGTGAGGCCAAGTCCAGCCATCCACTCTTGATCAAGAGCGTATGAGCCACCTGCATCGTTATCATTAAGTGATACTTTTGCGCCAACCGACAGAGCGTCAGATATGACATATTTTGCGGAAACACCTACTTCAAGAGCGTTGTAAGAGTCTGCGAAATTAACCGTTACAAATGGGCTAGCACTAAGTCCATCGACAGGTGTAGCAAATTCACGGGAAACAGTGAGTTCAACTCCATAACCAGCGTTTGTGCCAAGTTCATGCCATAATGCAGCTTCAAGATCAAACCAGTCAAGCGAGTAACCAAGAGCTACTCCAACTTCTTCCCATCCCCCAAAAGAGGAATCAATCTTTTGGAAGTAGACCTCTGTGTCAATAGTAGCTCCGAAAACTGAAACAGGTAAGCCCCAGCCAACAGATACATCGGCTTCTGTTTCATCGTCGGTTCTAAAAAGATCAACAGCTAAATTTAGAGTTCCTCCAGAAAGAGGGCTTTCTGCTGAAATAGAGGCAGATGCTGAATTATCTCTAATAGCTAATCCACCACTAGTTGACAGATTGCTGTAAGAAACGCCAGCTTCAACTGAAATATCAGCAACTGTAGCTCCATTAACCGTGCTGAATAAAGCAGCACCCATCATCATTGTTGTAAGAATACGATTCTTCATAACTGAGATTATTGTTACACTAGAAAATAGCTAGTCAAGTATAAATTACTCACTATCTTCTGAAGGAGGCTCTACAGAATCTGCAAATTCAGAGGCTTCTACGACCTCTGGCTCTGCTTGCTCTCCAAATGCTTGTTGGAATTTTCTAGTTAAAGTAGCAGCAGCTTCTGCCACCCCAAGACCCTGACTCTTACAGGCAACATCAAAAAGCTGGATGACCGCCTGAGCCTCTTCTGGTGTGAATTCAATCGACTTCATATTCGCTATATTATATAAGTTATGTGTTATTTTTCAAGATTTATTTACCACTAGGAAAATAGATTTGTCTCTCAAGTTTTCTAAATCTAGTATCAGAGTGCCAAATTTCATCTTGTTGAGGAGTGTAATAACCATCAACTGTTTCAACTGTCAACCCCTTTTTCAAATTCAGAGTAGAAGGTTGATAGATGTTTAAAGTCCCTGTCTTTACGGATGAGTTGTTCCCGCAAGAGGTCAGCACGGTCAGAGTCACCACCATTAGTCCTAATATTTTCAATTTCTTGTATAATTGATTTACGTTCTTTTTCATGATCTTTAACTAATTTTAAATAAAACGTCTTGTTTTTCAAAGACAAATATAACTCTAAAGATTTTAAAATAGATTTAATTAAGGCAATCATCTTTGAAGATAAGTATCTTTGTTTTGCTCTATATATTGTTGAACAGTCTGCCACTCGTAATCTCCACAAACATTCATAAGTTTTGAATTATCTGCTTTTGTGAACTTTTGATATTGCCCCTTTAACTCTTTAGGCATGGGTATTTCTGTTATTGTGCAGGAAATATTTTGTTTAACTATTTCTGCTACATCTCTAAACGATATAGGGCAAGAAGTTCCAACATTATATACGCCTGATACTTCTTCACTTAGCATCCTGTGATGCATTTCACAAACATCATCTACAGATACAAAATCTCTTTTATACTTTTCACTATTTTCAAAAAGTTTTATTTCACCATTTCTTTGGGCTTGTTGAATAAACGTAGAAATTGGACTAGATTGATTGCCTTTGTTTTCTTCTCCTAATCCATATACATTAAAGTATCTAAATCCTTGATATGGGTAATCTTGGTTTAACAACCAGCAATCAAACATATATTTGCTAAAAGCATAAGGGCTAAGGGGCTTGCAGAAATCAGTCTCCTTAAATTTCCTAGAGATACCATAAACTGAGGCGCTACTAGCATATTGAAACTTTACATCAATACGTGAAC